CTTCCGGCCCGGTCACTTTGACAATCTCAGGACCGACAACTTTCGTCTGCACTACAGCGGATCCGGTCATATCGAATGCTTGACGGGTCACAGTGACAGGCTCGTCCATTCGAATCAGTCCCACGCGGGCCATGATCTTTGCGGTCTTGTCGTCAAGTTCAATCATTTGGCCCTTGCGGCCACTGATTGAGTTCTTCAGGAGTTTGTATTGCATGGTCAAAAAAGGGGAGAGCCTAAGCCCTCCCCGTTTTCATTACTCGCCGCCAGCAGCCACGTCGAACGAGCCTTTGGTGAACGCCTTTGGCAGTTCGATGCCGAAGCCGTAGCGCTCTTCAGCCAGGATCGCCACGCCGTTCTTGACGAAGTAGTCGCTGTGCGACTCAGACACGCGGATGTCCATTTGCTCGCGGTCATAGATCGTGGCGCCCATGGTCCAGTCACCCAGCAGGAAGTCGCCTTGCGTCATGGCATTGGACACGATAACTGGCACGCGCCACAGGCGGGATTCGCCGCCGTTGGGCACCGTCACCCAGATGTAATGGCCATCGCTGCCCTTGGCGGTTTCCAAGGTGCCCCAATCCACCGGGTTGATAACCAGGCCGTTGACGTTGTAGTAGTCGTTGGTCTGGCACTCGGTGATAGCGGCGCGGATGTGATCCAGCATTGCGCCAGGCAGATCAGCGGCAGCGGTACCCGTGGCGATTTCGCCAATGTCGGACACGTCGCCGTCAACCATCAGGCCGGTCAGGTTCTGGTTCAGGCCGTTGCCGTACAGCAGTTGGGAGTCTGCCAGCAGGTTCAGGCCGTACATCAGCTTGGCGTCGATCAGGCGTTGCAACATGGGGGCATCGCTCAACACTTGACGCGAAGCGGGCACCCAGTGGGCCATCGTGCGGATCGGCACCGTCACCAGCTCATACGTGATGTTCGACTGACCTTTGGTCTGCCATTCGCCAGCACCGATGGCGGTGTTTGCCGAGCTTGGAGCCTGGGCAGCGGCGCTGTTCGTGAACACGTTTTCACGCATCACTTCAACAGCGTTGGAGCTGGTGGGGATCGACTGCAACAGGGCGCGGATGAAGTTGGGGCGCTCTGCACCGACAACAACATCGGGGCGACGGTCAGGGCGAACCAAAGCACCAGCGGAAGCAGCCAGGCCACTGATCGTCTTTTGGACGCGGTGGGCATTGGTGCCGTTGCTGCGGGCGTTTTTGTAGGCGTCCGACTCAACAAACTGCTGGCCGTAGGTCTTGGACTCTTGCACGCCAGCAAACTGACGCTGTGCAGCCTTTTCCATTTCGATGATGCGGCCATCCATGCGGTCCATGTCGGACTTGATGGTGTCCAGACGCTCGGTGGCAGCGGTCAAAGCCTTGCGGGTCTGCTCGGTGGCTTCACCGTATTGCTTGACCTCGGCGTCTCGCTTTTCAACGGCGCTTTTGATTTCGGACTTGACGGTGTCCAGATGGGACTTGATTGCTTCGATTTCCATGATGTTCTTTCAGATTGACAGGGCAAGGTCGCCCAGAGTGGAATTGATGAGAGACTTGATCTCATCGCTCGACAATGGCGGCTGTCCCTTGGGTTGAGTGCTTTGCAGCGGCTCACCCTTCAACAGTGCCGTGATGCTGGACAATTCGTCCAGCAGTTCTTTTCGCGCTTTTGCGTTGAGAGCGCCGCCCTCTGCAAACTCGCGCATTTCTTTGAGCGTCTTCACGCCCGTGATGATGGCCTGGTCATTCGCTGGCCAGGTCACAAGGCTGTACTCAAACAGCTTGCCCTCGTAAATGTGGCGGATGCCTGATCCGTCAATCGTGGACTTTCCGCCAGGGATAGAGAATCCCACGCTCATACGGTCAATCACGCCATCGCGCATAAGCTCGATTGCCTCATCGCCATTTGCGGTCTTGCTGATCCTGGACTTGACCCACAAGCCCTTGCCGTCTTCGCGCATGTCCACCGGCATCCCAATCGGGCTGTCTGCCTTGTGCTGCCACAGCACTTTGATGCGGCCAGACGGGAAGCCTTCTTTGATGCTCTTCGCAAAGGCGTTCTGTTCGATGATGTCGTTGTCGCTATCGACGTTGCCATATGCGGCGGCGTACCCCTCGAACGTGCGTGCGTCCGGGTCCATACCGACAGCTTCAAATTTGACAGACTTGAATTCCATAGCGTACCTCTATCGGGGATTGTACAGTGATAAAAAATGTTTGTACACAAGGGGGTTGGGCGGGCTTATGATTGAGGCATCAACACAGCAACTGGAGAAAACGAAATGCAAGTCAACCAACAAGTTAAAGGCACCTACTGCGGCACATCTTTTGTAGGCGTGATTTCAGAAATGCGCCTTTTGTCTGTGAAGACAGACGGATGCTTTGAATTTATTGTCAATCTTGCAAAACCAATCACAGTGTTCGGCAAAGAGCGCGGTCGCATTTGTGTGTATGCAAAATTTGACGGCACACCAAGCAGCTACACCAATTTCAGCGACTTTCTGCAATCCGCATAACCTAAGCCATCCGGGGCTTTTTTTACGTCAGTCGTAAATGAAAACAACCTGACAGCGACACATGATGGTATTAGCCGCACTGCCCGCCGGGTCTCCTGGAAACATCAGCTTTTCACCCGACACGGTGAATGGCTCTTTCATTCCGACGATCTGGCCATCGGCGGCTACGTGGTCTGCGCCTGGTTCGTCTCGCGTGCGGTCGTCCATGGAACTCACCCACTCGCGTTTCATGTCCAGTCCAGTAAGCTCTGCGGCCTCTTGCGCTCCAAAGTTTGCCGCTGTGTGAGTCTCAGTGCGTGCGATAACGTGGGCGCGTAGTGCGCTGAACGGCGTCGATAGCTGCCGTATGCGCTTTCCGATCTTGTCCACGCCAAGACCTTCGTCAAGCCCACCACGGATGATGCCCCTGATCTGGGACTCCGTGGTGCGGTTGATCTGCGTCACCTTGGTGGCTATCCACCGATTGATAAAGCCGTTGACGGCCAGGCCCAGCATCTCGGTCAGGCTGGCCTTGATGACTTGCGGGCCTGCATGGGCTTTGGCCTCTTTCAGCAGTCGCTTGCCAAAGTGGTTTGCCACTAGCCTGTAATCGGCCTCTAGCACGTTGCGGATGCCCTGCGCGTGCTCGGATACCGCCAATGGAATGGCAAGCTCTCCGCGCTTCTCGTAAGCGTCTGCGGCCTCTCGCATGGTGCGGCCTATCTCCGTGCGTAGGCGGCGCTCAAAGCGTGCAGACATGCGCGTCTGTAGCGCATCGTCTAGCGCTCGCTGGCGCTGTTTGTTCGCCGGATTAATCGCGGCCATACGCCAACGCCTTCAACATCTCAGGCGGCATTCCGGCAAGCTGCGCAACAGTCGGATCGGCTGGGGCCGTACGGTCAAAGTCAGTCGGCAACAGTCCCGCGCTCAGATAACCGATATCGCCGCCCTGGATGGGCTCCAGGCCAAGCGATAGATGCTCGTTGATAGTGTTGAAAGGCACGCCCATAGCGAACAGCTTAGAAGCCTCTTCCAGCTTCTTGCTGTAGTCCTCTCGCAGTGCCTCAACGTCCGAGATGTCATAGTCGATATACCAACCATCTCCGAACAGCTCTGCAAGCTGGCGATTCAGCTGCCCACGGATCAAGCGCAGCAATGGGATGATGGTGTCAATCCAGAAGATACGGCGGGCGGTCTCGATATTCGCCAGTGTGGCGTCTTCAAGCAAGCCCACCATCGGCTGCGGTACGCCCATGGCCGAACAAATCTCAGCCCATACCTTAGACCGGCTGGCGGTGAAGTCCATTTCAACAGCCGTCTGATTCAGCGTCTTGATGTCTCGAGTTGTCAGGAATGGTTGACGGGCATTCTGTGGGCCTGCCTGTTTTTCCTTGTGCAGTTCTTTCAGCCGGTCAATTTGCTCGGGGCTCGTGTCGGGATCAATAATGATCGCGTAGTCGCTGATCCCGCGATTGTGCATGGAGTTGAGTTGCCACATGCTGGCCTCTCGGTCCACGTCAACAGCACGGCCAGCGGCTTGAATGGTGGGCAGGCCGAACAGAAAATCGTTCGGGTTTGCCGTCTTGACATGCACCATGTCGGGGCTCTGAATGTCTCGCGTCACACCGGCGTACTGATAGCGGTAGAAATCAATCAGGCGTTGCTGGCCTGCCTTGATCTTGACGCCCTGGGGCAGCAATGGCCACACCTCCACCGGCTGGGCTGCGTTGCCTGCCTTGATGATTGACCAATAGCTGTTGCCAGCCAGGTCGATGTGCTGAGACATAATCTCCATCATCTCCGACCATGCGAAGTCTGGATTGGGCTTATTAATCAGCTTCTGAAGCGGGCTATCGGGTGCCTCAGTCATGCTGCCGTCGCGCTGTTTGCGGTACGCCTTCCATGGCACTTGGGCGACTGACTTAGCCCGACGATCCACGCAAGCGTAAAAGATCGCGGATGCCTTCATGCCCTGCTCGATAGCCGTCTCGGTGTCCCACTTCTGAAACACCGGGGCCGTGCGGCTGTAGGTCAGCAGAAGCTCGGGCAGCGTGACGGATTTAATCACCGTCATCGGCTCGCGCTTTTTGAAGTAATCAAGAATAGCCATGTTGTTTGCCTTTTCAGTTTGCCGGTGCGTCGGGCCACACGACCGACCACGGAAACCCCGATTGTGCCGTCACATCGCGCAAGGCTTGGCGGTATGCCGCCCATGCAGCCTGATCGACCGGGGCATCGGGTAACTGCGTCCAATCGCACACTGCGAGGCGCTGGTTGCGGTCGGCTCGGACACTGCGGGCTTGCTGCTCGATTTCTTTCTCGTTAGCCGGGCGAACCCGCCAAGCCTGCTTCCAAGTGCCATCGGCCAACTGCAAGTAACCTGCATCTTCTGCTACCTCGTTGGTGGCGTGTGCTGGAGGGTCTGCGGCTTTGAGCGGGTACACGTCGTAAAGAGCCAAGGTGTCGTCTGGGATCGACTTCGGGAACGAGACCTGCGGGTTATCACGGCGCAATTGCCCGATTGAGTAGTTCTCGGGGACTCCGTTTGTAAGTTTGATGTGCACGGTTTACTCCTGAAAAATTTGCATGAGAAGCGCAGCCGAAGGTGTTGCAGCGGGCGACATCGAAAGCGTTTTACCTCCTGTGTTCCCAGGATTACTTGGTATTAAGTCATATACGGCTATCGAAGGATTATTATTTGAAAGTTGGGCGCGTAAAGTCATTCCAGAGGGCGGAGAAGATACTCCAAAATCATTCGCTCCGCAAAAAATAGCAAGCAGTGCACCTTTTAATGTAGGGCTTATGCTTGGTGCTGTAATTGAAGATACAGAACTCGACCTTTGCACAGCCCCTATCAACCGGCTGCTATCTACAGCTTTACGATAAGCAAGTAGTGCTATATTACTTTGCAGACTGCTGCTAAGTGTAAAGTTGTAGCTTGTCGGCTCTGAGCCTGTGGCAATTTTTGTCGCAATATCAATTACCGGTTGACCAAAAGAAAACAATCTCTGTGTAAAACCAGACGGATAAGTAGAAATATTCCCGCCGCTGTTTATAATACCTACTGCAATCAACAAGTCTCCACTAACAATGTTGCTAGGTTTAGATACAACATTTGTGCTGTCGACTACTCTATTAGTTGTTGAACCTATAAATTCTACGTAATCAGCTACCGCCGTAGCCCCATTCAAATAAGTCCCCAACATTACGCATCTCCAACACGAGCGCCATAGATCGTCGTGCCGACTTTCCATAGGACGATGACGGTAAACCCTGTCAGATTAAGCGTAGGCGCTGTGCCTCCATCTGTCTTCCACACGACAGCAAGCGTTGTCCAAGTAATCGTGGCGTCAGAACCATCGTCAACTAGCAGCGTGATTGACTGACCCGCTGCCCAGTTAGCCTGCCCCGGTGTGCGGTTTGCACCCAGCGCCCATGTCTGGATGCTGCCGTTGTTGGGATCGAGGTTGACCGTGGTGCCGTCGGTTATGGCAAAAACCGTCTCGGTGTAGTTGCCCAGGGTCTTGGATGTCAGGGTCTGGGCATCCGTGGTGCCCACCACATTGCCGACTGGGGTCGCCTTGCTGGTCCCCCATGCTGAGCCGGTGGATACAGCCATGCCGGCAGCCGGGTAGACGGTTGGGCCAGCAGGCCCGGTGTCTCCCGTATCGCCTTTGGGTCCTTGCGGGCCTGTCGGCCCAGTCTCGCCTTGCTCACCTTGTGGCCCCTGTGGGCCTGTCTCACCTTGGGGGCCTTGA